GTTGCTACCACATGATCTGCCCACCGTCTCTTATACTTCTGCTGCTGACTGTCTGTCCGAGCAGGCTTACCGTCCACATCAACATGACATGGAACCTTAACGTGTCTCAGTATTTCCATAACGGATCTCTCTCTGTTTGGGGTTTATGTTGCAGTATTGTGTGAAATTAAAGGCCAGTCCCACAGAATTGTGAGACTGGCCAAAGCAATCGAGGACGCCTGTACGGTTTGTGTACAGGTCTTTACAGAGTTGTACTCATCCTCAACCTTCCGTGCTAGGGATTCTGTTAGGCGTTGTGCTTGTCAGCGAACGCCTTGATTTCATCAATGTGGTTCACGATCCAGCGAGCTTTCCTGTGGCCGAACATGACGGAATCACCTTTGCGGCGAGATCCCTCGATGCCGATCCTCATCGTTTCTCCATACTGTTCGCTCGTCAAGATGGACACGACGACCTCATTAGAGGGAGGCGCACCCGCTGTTTTCAGCTTCCGCTCAGCCTCCGCAAGCCGCTTTACTAGGTCTTTGACCTGTTCATTGGTCAGCTCACCAGACTTCTGCTCAGGTTGAGTAGTAACCTGCGGCAGCGGGGTCAGTCCATTGTCATTTAACGCTGCGTTTGCAGCCGGGATGTCCAACATATTGTTTTCAGTATTCATAGTATTCTGATTAGTTTAGGTTTGGTTTTCACAGAGGCGCGGCCCCTGTAAAATTTATAGCTCGATTTCATGTTAGGTCTCGTCACAGTTAACACTACTCACGAGCATCCTGCACACCCTGACGAACCGAGCATGGGCCCAGCACGGTCTTGAGTTTCCCCACGCCCTGATGGGCAGGATAAATCTATTCTCCTTTGAGGTTTAAGGACTTAATCTGTGCGCTGGCCTCAGTAGGCTCTAGCCCCATGATCATCCCTCCTAGGGCATCCTTGTCCACCCACTCTGGGCAGAGGTCATTCTCGACAAGGTGCTTGAGCGCAGCCCAAAGGTTGTATTGCAAGTCTTCATTAGCAGCCAGCTCTTCTAGCTGTCTTTCGTATACACATTTGTATGCCATTGTTTCTCCTTTGTTAGGTTAGATTTGAAGCTATGGCTGTGCCACATGACTGCACCCAGCTTTATGAGGGTTGCGATCCCTCTGTCTTGGGCACTTCCTCCCAAGGCTGACCATAGCAAGTTCTGCTGAAATTTATGCACCCCAGTGTGCAGACGTGCGGTCATGGCAGGCAGGTCTTACCCTGTGTACCCCGCTCTCGCACGCCTCACACTAAGGGGCAGAGTCTCGCTCACCTCGAAGGGCTGCACCCATTTTCCAATGGGAACCGTGTGACTCTGCATCCACACGGATTTCTTAAGGCATTAGATATACCCCTGTCAGTAGCTAACTGATTAGGCTCCCGATCCTATCGGTCTACTGTGTAGTGTGTATCACAGCCGACTGGGAAGGGTTCTCACACCCCCTGCTGCTGCGAGTGGTTGCTTATCCACTCATTCTTTGTCCCAGCTCTATCCGAGCGTGCAGACGTTGATCTGCGCGAGTTTCTCACTCGGTTCGATACATCATTCCAGTACTACACCCCTAGCCTCAGAGGTATATCTAATGACAGATTGCTTTGCTAATGTGCTGACTAAGGCACACCACCTCTCAGTGATGTGCCTTGTGTCAGGACACTACTACACCTCAATAGCAGGGAGCTTGTTCTGTGTTTCCTCAAGCTCCTGCTTCAGTTGAGCGATCACTTTCATAGCCTCGCTAAGATCATTCTTAAGCTCGGTATTGGCAGTGACCCTCGGCACGAGGCTCTTAGGTGTGACCACCTCAGCATAGTCCTCACGGTAGTTGAGAACGGCCCCGGTGGTCTTGCAGACCTTGACCTGCACACCACTGTATTCCAGTTCCCGCGTTGCCTCCGAACGGAGGGCTGCGATCTGGTTCGTCATGTTCTGACGATACTGCTTGTACTCCTTGCGGAGTTCACCCTTACCCCTCGTACCGGACATGGCTTGCTTGACGGCTTCCTTGTCGTCAATATCCACGCCCTGATCCGCGCAGTACCACTGCTTAAACGGCAAGACCTTCAGGGTTAACTGAGTCTTGTGCTTAAAGTCCCGCTTTGCGATAGCGGCACCGCCGATCTCATTGTTGAAAAGGGTGAGGGCAGACTGATTTTTTGTTTTCATAATAATCCTATGGCTGAATGTTCAAGTAGTACCCCCGCAAGCGTTGCAGGGGCACTATCTCGAACACTCACCTAGGCGTAAGTTGCGCGTCAGAATGGCGTAGTAAGGGATTACTCGCAGGAGACGCATGGCAACCGTTCATGGGGGCGTAACTTCCCAAGTCACCTAGACAAGTGAACGTGATGCTATCCACGCACAGTAGTGCGGCGCAGATCTTTCACACAGACCTGCACCTTTTTATCACAGTTGGCCGTAGAGCTGCCATTGGCTCTACATCCGGGCATGCTTTCAGGTAGACGTATCATCCCTAGTCACACGATATTCCTTCACCTCCGCTTCGCGGCTTCACCGTGACTCCCTAACCCATCTGCCTTGGGCGGGAGCATCGTCGATCGCATTTCAGGATAGCAATGCTACGCGACGCTATTCGGCATTCACACACGATCCATAAGTCCGTGGCTTCCCCTTGCCTTACGTTTGGCACATCCGCCCCCATTGCCCAATGCCTTGCCGATTGGGAGGTGGAGCGGACACGGGCCGACCTTGCGGCCCGTCTACGGGTAACTTGCGAGGGTACTCGAAACCCTCAAGGACTCTCTACACCCTTGCGAGGTGCAGACCTTCTGCCCTTACGCCTCTATTGGAACCGCTGTTGACTCGGTGGGGCTGGCGTTGCCTTCACAAGGTGGCTCAGGTTAAAAGATGTACCCTTTCGCCATAGGGTACGGGGGGCATGGGGGGCGTGGGATCGGGCAGCAGCAATAGCATATATGTCTCTTCTCAACTTTCTGAGGTTTTTCACCCCTCTTAACCCCTCCCCCAACCTCCGACATCCTGTAAACTCCCTCGTAAATCCTGCAAACTTCTGTGTAGTTTCCTTGAGAACGTGGAATGAGGTGCTATATTTGGGCGTATGAGGCCCTTTGGTCTGAATGAGTCGCGGTTCTGGGACTGGGAAGAAACTATTGAGGATGAGCTAGGAGACGTTCTGTGGTCTGACAGGCTCCGCATACTGCTAACCATGCTCAAAGTGGCTCTGAAGGCCCTTCTGAGGGCAAAGAAGGGGGCTGTGGCTCCTAGTGAGTGGAGGAGGAGGATGAGGGTGTGTGCTAAGTGCCCTATCTACAGCAAGGTTAACAGGCGGTGTAGGCCTTTTAGAGGGTCTATCTTGGGATGTGGGTGCTATATGCCTTATGCAGCTATTGTGAAGGAGAGGTGTTGGGCTGATGAGAACATCCCAGAGGAGGGACTTGGGTGGGAGGGGCACTTAAAGGATGGCTCCCCCGGTAGGAGTTGAACCTACGACCTTCGGTTTAGGAAACCGCTGCTCTATCCAGCTGAGCTACGGGGGAATGGTATTTCTTGTTTCAGCATATTTCTCCTACTCGAAAGAAGAAAACTTGCCGATCACTTTTGCTGTTTTATGGCGGGCAAATGAGTTTGCCGATCATTTATATACCCCTTAATTAGCCATTTAATTAGGTTCTTTATTGGGGCCGCGCTCGTCCCTGAAAAGTCTGTATGCCTTGTTGAGGACTCTGGAGGTTTTGAACTTCACACAGTAGGACCCTAGCTGGACCACCCCTTTGAGAGGGCCGTTGGCTAGAATGCGCCCTGTGCGCTCGGTTAAGGAGAAGGTTCCCAGACCCCACAGGTTAGGCTTAAGGCCCTCAGAGAGCATTCTAGGCACTATTATGGCCACTCCCTGAAGTACATCCTTAACCACTTCCACTGGGTAGCCTGTGTTCTTGGCTACTTCAGCAGCTAGAGTTTTGTTTGAGGTCCTCATCTGGGTCTCTTTCTATTGGCGCGGGGTGGAAGGCGGTCAGTGACTTGAACACCACATGCTTGCCTCCGTTCTCCAGTGTCCGCCTGACTGCCTCAACACGGGCTTCTTCGTCCGTGTTGAAGACAGCAGGGGACGAGGAGGGGGTTAATCCTGACTTTTCACTCCTGATTACGATATACATGGTCAGCAGCCCTTGAGGGCTCCTATGATTGATAAAACTACAATCACCAGCGGGCTGAACCCGATGATAGGTATAGCTATATCATCTATTGACCACTTACCCATCAGAACTTATAGCCAAGTTTTTTAAGCTCTAGGGCTTTCTCTATAGTTTCCTTGTGGTATCCGAGCAGGTCCCTAGCCCTTCTCTCTGAGTTTAGGGCTGTGCCGTGGTCACGGCTCATAAGACGGCCAATCTCCTCAAGCGCATAGCCTGAGCGTCTCAGCAGGTAAACGTAGATGTGGCGAGGGTAAGTGTACCGCTCGATCCTAGAACGTCCCTGTATGTCTTTTGCCGTAATGCCAAATACAGATGCAACGTCTGCTATTGCCCGGTTTGGGTTTAGCAGCCCGTCTCTACCGTACATCTCTCTCTGGGGCCACGCAGAGACCCGCTTTACTTTTATCGTATGTGTTTTCATTTTGTTTAATGGGGGTTCATGCACCCACACAGGAGGACTCTGAAGAAGGAGGTTCGTCCGGTAAGAACCTGTGCAGGTGCATGAGATCTTAGTCTGATAGCAGACGCTTCATCCTTTGTGCTGACTGATGTGCTTTGAGCACACTTTCCTGAGCTTCCATTATTCCCTTCTTCGTAGGGGCTTTTGCAAGCGCAGCCATCAACGCAAGGAGTATTGTATCTACCTCACCTTTTAGTGCTTTTTTATCCATTTTTGCCCACCTTTTTCTTCAGTTCCTTTAGGCGTTCCGCTGATTCAGGTTTGAGGGTGCCGTCAGCTTCTCGGTGTTCACTCTCAAAAGTCTTCTCACTGTTTAGGAATTTGGCCTCAATGGAGTTAATCTCCGCTTGCAGGGCCTCCCGCTCCTCTACGCTTCCTGTGGAGTTGTGCCTGTGCTCGTAGTAGCTCAGGAACTTCTCAGGTCGGAAGAAGTGATCAGGCTGCAAGGCGTCCGCGTACCTAGTGCCCTTCCATTTGTAGGCCATTCTCTTATAGGCCTGCTTGACACCATCAGCATCACCGTCCACCTCTTGCAGCCGTTCTTCAATTAGGGTGATCCGGTACTTCGATTTCTTGTAAGATGTCTCGTGGCCCGACTCACGCAGACATTCGTTCATGTATTTGAATATATCCAAAGCAACCGAATCACCCTTGCCATCCGATTGTTTTATATATGGAGTAGGAGTAGGAGTAGGAGGGGCTCCGTTTTGGCTATCCGTTCGGCTCCCTTGTTTGCTACCCTTTAGGCTATCCGAACGGGTATCCGAACGGCTCCCGTTTTGGGTAGCCTTTTGGCTCTTTATTGCGTCAATCCTAGCTTTATTGGCCGCACCCCCTTTTTTGGAGTTTTCGACCCTTTTCATGTAGTTTTCGTTCTGCTCCTTGCGATATTTCTCCAATCGGCTGTTCCTAAGAAACCCGTCCTCCCCCTCGTCAAACTTGGCGAGCACCTCGGAGAAGTGCTCTTTGAAGTCGTCAGGGCTAATTGACCGCTCATTCACGATACGGGCTATCATCTGAGGTTCGGGCGGTACGCCCATCTTTGACCACTGGTGGCACAGTAGCCTTATGTAGGCTCCTACCTCCTCATTGGTCATCATATAAGTGCCTGCGATGAAGTCATCGACATATAGCTGAAACGCTGGTGCTCTTCTCCTGCCTGCCATTTTAATTCCTAATCTTCCGGTTGTTTACCCCACTCGCCTTTAGCACAGAGATACCCATTATCCCGTGCCCACTGTGGTTCTTGTCCTATTTTTATGTGGGCTTCCCGACTGACAGCCAGCCAGTAGTCCTCACACAGGAATAGTTTCCCTGCTCTACCCCGCATGTGGTGGATATCCGTGGCTTTTCTGCGCGGATACACTGCACATTTTGGGTTTTTGGCTAGAAACGCCTTACGCTTCTTGCCGTAGATTTTCATTTCCTCCCGCCTTTTGGCGGACATTGGTGGGATTCTGCCCATTCTAAGCTCCTTTATCCTCGTCCAGCTTGCCCATCTCAGCCAGCAGCAAGTCGGTTATGTGCTCCCTGACCGCTATAATATGCTTACAGCGTCTCTGGTTGCCGTCCTCCAGTACCTTAGGCTCTAGCCTGCAGCGGAAATGTGGGCATGTGCATACCCCGTTACCTCGTAGCCCCGTCAGGTCAACAAGGTATTCCCCATTGCCCTCGCGGCTCTTAACCCAAAACGACATCCTGTCGTGCTGGCGTATCTGATACTTAGTTTTTGCAGGCATCTCGGTACTTATTTTTCCAGATATCCACCTGCTGCTTCAAACTCTCCACCTCTTTGCGGTGCTTCTCTTTGAGGGACTGGAGGTAGCCCCAAAAGTCTAGGACCTCCTCCTCCATGCTCTCAACCGTTACGGTCTCGTCCAAGCAGCCGCCATGCTCACGCTGGCCCTTGTCCCATTTAGCCCTGTATAGCTCGTTAAATCTTTTAAGCCCGCTCTCCCTAATCTCCGCTGGGCCTCTTTGTCCTTCTTCGGTCATGGTGTGATATACCTCCACATAAGTATTGCAGTCAGGGCAGCTGAGGTTTGAGACTATTCCGGGCTCCTCCCTGCAGATGTCATCGTAATCATGGTCCCCTCCCCATATCAACTCACTGCTACAATGCCAGCAGTTCATTTCTTGGGGTCCTTCTTGCTGGCTCGCTGAGCCTCCATGTCGTGCATGTACCTGCTACGCACATCGTCCTGCTCCATAGCCCAAGCCAAATACAGGGCACACATCTCCACCTGAGTGACGTTACCGTCCTCAGCTCCCTTGGGCATCATAACCTCAAGAGTCACGGACTCTCCCTTACTACGCAGCACCACAGCCGCGTCCTTCTCTCCAACTTCAAATTTAGTTGTCGCCATTTTCGTTTTCCGGTTTGTATTTCTTCTTGTTCTGCCAAATGGTCAAAGCTGCGCCGAAAACCTTTTCGGCTCGCTCAACGTCCTCATCGGACCAGACCTTGTGCGTTAGGGGTTCAGGGTTGTTTGAGTTGAGGATCACGGAGACACACTTGATGTCCTCGTAGTCCTCAAAGCAGGCTCGGTAGGCTACAAGCTGGTAGATCCAACTGTCGTAGAACCTAGGCTTGTTTCCATCTTTTACTCCCTGCGTCTTGTAGTCAACCAAGGCCCGAGAGCCATCAGCTAGTACGCAATACAGGTCTGTAGTTCCTGCGTATCCATCTGGATGCACAACGATCTTCTCAGAGGCAAGCACCTCCTTGACGTTCTCTGTGTGCCAGTCGAGATAGTGCTGCATCCAAGGGTGCAGATCTTTCTCGATATCCAGCTTACTTAGTATTTCTTCGTTGCTCATCCAAATAGTGGTTGTTAATGGCCTCAAGGGCCGCATGTGTTCTGGTTCCAAAGTCAAGTATCTGACCTTGCTCCTCTCCTGCCATACCTCTAATCCTTCTTAGGTAGGCTTCCTCAGTGTCCTTCATCTTGGGCCTGTTGCAGAAAGCCAGCTTGAGGTGGTTGTCGATCTTCCAAGAGTTTAGGAAGTCGTTCGATATCATTCCAAGTATCCCACTGACGGAGGGGAAAAGGTTCTGACTCCTTGCGTGTCGAAGGGTCGTCCTCTTTCCGTCCTCCTGCCAGTGGCGGGCTTCGCCCTCCTCGGTGTACCAGTGTCCTGATCCGTAGTCGGGCATTATATTAGATCCATTTGCTCCGGTTCGCCCTTAAGCCCCGGATACCAAGTTGTAACCCTGCGACCTGTAACCCTGCACTTACGGGGCTCTCCACGGTGCGCGGCACCAAGCCTCTCAAGTTCGGGTAGTCGTTTGTGAAAGGACTCATGCTGCACCTCTGAATCGCACAGGGCTAACTCCCTGCTGGTTGTTCCGGGGTTCAGCTTGAGTACCTCAAGGACCTCTAGCCTAGCTTTCGACACATCACCATTCTTAGTGATGTGCTCAGCGGCCTCGCGGCTTGTGTCAGGGTCACTAGACCTAAACAGCTCTCTTGGTTCTATTGTAGTCATTGGAAAAGTAGGGCGGGGACGCTGGCAGGTAGGGTGCGCCCCCGCCCTTTTGGGGGTTGGGTGTGTCGGCTAGAAAGGTCCTTTGCCGCCGACCTCCACCTCGGGGGTCTTATACTTGTCCACGGGAGTGAACATTTCGCCACTCTCGCTTTCGTTAAGCTCAACAAGCTCCAGAATCTGGACACCGTTAAGGCCTGCGGACACGCCGCTCCTGCCTGAGATCGGACCCCACTCGTAGGGCCTGATCATCACATTGGCCAAGGTGCCATTACCGATTTTCGGAATGTCCTCGCCATCTAGGCGTTTGGCACTAGCGTCCACAACCTTGGGCTGCTTAACGCTCTTACTGCCGATGAACAGCCCTTTCTCAGGCTGCGGAGTCTTCTGCTCCTTACCATCGCGCACAGAGATGCCAACCTCATGCAAGGCATTAGCCTGCTCAGAGGTGAGGTTTCCGATTTCAGCAACGAACTTGTGCTTACCATCGTCCATCTGGCGAGGCTCTTGGAGCCACGTCCAGTACAGCTTGACTTCATTGAGAAGAATATTCTCGTACTTATTTTCTGCCATAGGGTTCCTTAATCACCGAAGCTATCCTGCTCGGTGAACTTGTTTATTTGTTTATTGAAACGCAGGTTTACCATTCCGACACTGCCATTTCTGTTCTTATCAAGGATCAGTTCAGTTAGATCCTCCTCGGGGTCAGGCACATGGAGCAGACCGATCTTATCGGCGTCTTGTTCTATGGAACCTGATTCACGAAGATCAGCGTTGGTTGGCCTCCTGCCAGTCTTGATGCTCTCACGATTGATCTGGGCCAACACTAAAAAACCTACACCTAACTCTCTAGCCAACGCCTTCAGGCTGGTTGAGATTAAGGCGACCTCCTCATTCCTCTTGCCCCTGAATCCGGGGACGTTCACCAGCTGGAGGTAGTCAACCACCACTAACTTAATGTCGTGGTTCCTGCAGTAAGCCCTGCAGGCGGCTCTTATCTGGTAAAGGCTCATTCCGGGCTTATCAATAAACCGGAGCTTAGATTGCTGCATGATGCCAGTCTGGGTGGCGATACGAGAGAAGTCCTCTCTCTTAAGCCCTTGCTTTTGCTCCATCCGGTACATGTCTACTTTTGTCTCCGCAGCGATGACACGTTGCCACAGCTTCCCTGCGTCCATCTCTAGGGAGAAGAACAGCACTCCGTGCCCTTGATGTATTGCAGCATGGGCGGCTACGTTAAGGCCGAATGTGGACTTGCCGAATCCGGGCCGTGCCGCAACGACAAAGAGGTCTCCAGCCTGAACACCTCTTGTCATGTAGTCCAAGGTGTCAAACCCAGTGGCGCAGCCCATAGCAGTCTTCTCGCCGCTCTGGCACATCTCAAGGTGTTTGATAAGCTCCTTCAGCTGGCCAGTGTGATCTCTATCAGAGTCCTCCCTGCTTGTGTCTTGGGAGGTCATGTGCTCGTCAACGATACTCGCTATTTCGTCGTAGCCCTTGCCTTCGCCCAACGCCTTCTGCGCTGTTATCATGGCCTCTGAAAGTGAACGCTTCTGCCAGCTTTCCCTGACAGGCCTCATATAGTTCTCTAGGTTATGCGGGGAAGGGATAAGGTCCCTGCACTCATTAACTAGGAGGGCAACGCTTGAGGCGTTGTACGTTTCCCCTAGGTTGCTCTGCATCTTAGTGAACAGAAGAACCTGATCAGCGGAGTCGTTCTCAACCAAGGCCTCAAACACAGCCCTGTTGAGTGGCTCATAAAAGTAGTCCGCGATCATCATGTCCGCAGCCTTAGACACCCACTCGTCCCCATAAAGCATACATCCGATCACGCCCTTTTCAGCGTGTGCAGAATAAATTGGAGTCCCCTCACATTCCATCTGGTCTATCCTTTGGGGAAACCATCCCTGCTCTGATAAGGGCTTGGTCGATTGATACCGCTGTCTCGATACACTCCCTGCATATCTTTCCTCCAACGCTTGAATCATTGGCTACCACTTTCGTCTTTTTCCCGCAGTACCAACACTTGCCCTGCTTTGGCTCTATCCAAGAGATCGCTGATTTGGGACTCATCTATATACTCTATCTCTATCACTGTTTCTTCTTCCGCTTTGCTGTTCGCTTTTTCTTGCTCGCAGCTGACGGTGATGTCTTGGGCTCTGTCGTCATAAAGGAGGCCAGCGTATCGCAGCCCGTCGAGCAGATACTTTGGAGTAAGGTTGTCGGGGTCGATGAGCCTACAGCGGCGGCTGATAAACCGCACAGCAATTCTGTTTGAGCTTTGTCTTTCTCTTTCTTCCTGCCCCAATGCCCCATCGAAAAAAGTGCGTTGAGAGAAGGTATCTTGTACTTCGTGTGAATCTTCAGAATCCGGGGGTTGCATTCTCCTAATATCTCCTGTTTCATTTTTCTAGGTCCTTCACAAGAAGCCTACGAACGTACTGGCACATAGTAGTAAACTCTGCACTACGCTCCACCCGCTTCTTGATCCTCCTCTTAAGTTCCTTCGGTAGGGTGATAGTAACCGAATCGAATTTTTTGGACTTAGCCTCCTTGGCCATGAGCAGGACTATCGCTTAGGGCAGGCCGAAGCGCAAGAGAAACTTTTAAAAAAAATTAGAAAAAATTTTAAAGGAGCTTTTCAAGGATGCAGACCACCCTTTCCTCCTCATTATGAAGCTCGTCTTCGTCAAGAAAACGACGCCTAGCAATCTCCGAAAACCTAGCCATCAGCAGGTGAGTGGCCTCATGCTTTGCCACGAGGTCGATTGTTTCGTTGGTCCACTTTTCTGTTTCGTTGATATACACAGTCGCTATGCAGCCCTCGGCGTCCACATCTATCTCAGCGAACCTGTCAGGGAACTTCTTCAGCTTGAAGCCGACAGAGTACTCACCTAGCGAGAATGCCTTCTGCCACTTGGTGAACTGTCTCTTAAACCTGTCAAAGCTCCTCTTAGTCATTTATTTTGTAGTGGGGTACTGGGTAATACTTATTGCCCGTTTTGATTTTGAACTTCCTGACATCAACTTTTCCTCTCTTCTCAAGTCGGCGGAGGATGAACGAGGTGTAGCTAACAGACTTTTTCAACTCATTAGCAATCTGCTCACAGGTCTTATAGCCATCATCGGGGAGCTCCGCCCTTGAGGCGTACTCGTCGGAAAGCAGCTCGTGCCAGCTTAGATTGTCTTTATCCCCGTTGGGATGGTCCAGTTTCCGTTTACTTCGCTTATCTGCCATGCGTGCCAGTCTCCTGTCTTGTCGTTGATTGCCCCCATAATGAACCCGTGTGAGTGCCTTAAGCTGTTCGGCATGTGTGAGTTATAGTGCATATCCAGCGAGCACATGCACCCAGCAGACATGGCAATCTTCCTCTCTATTGAGGGGGCAGAGTACGAGTCTACGGCATGGATGTGGCCGAATATGCAGTTACCATACACACCTGCGTGTTGCCTAGTGGCGTTCATTCCGTGGAAAAAGCCGTGAACAAAGGAGAGGTTGCCAATCTTTAGCACGCTCTTCTTATGGTAAGGTAGCCAGTCGGCCCGGATAGCCCTGAATGCTTTCTCAAGTTCCTTGACTCCCTTGTAGGCGTACTCTGTCTCTATCCCACGGTTTGACTCGGAGAGGTCATAAATCCTTTTGTCATGGTTCCCTAGGAGTATTTTGTTTGGCTTCCACTTGTTGAGGAACTGAATCCCCGCCCTCCAATCTTGAGCAAGCCCTTCGGCCCTCTCTTCCTGATCCGCTCCGCGTCTTAGCGGTCTTAGATCCATCAAGTCACCACCGAATATCCTGTAATGAGGTTTGAAGTCTTTAGTAACCTCGCAAAGGACTTTCACAGTCTTCTTGTCTTGCATGTCCCCATGAAGATCAGACCCGAATATGAAGCGTTTTAATCCCATCAATCACCTTCCTCTGGTAGTCTAACAATTATTGTATCCCCTAATTCGTCCTCCTCCACCACCACTATGTCATCTCCAGACGATAGTGCTTTAACCGCTTCAACCATTGAATCGGGTGAAACGTATTCCCACTCATCACGCTCTATGAACGCTGCTAAAAGGTAAAGTACCTGATGCTTCTTTCCTTCTAACTTAATCCATTTCCGCGCCCCTTCTTGCTCCCCATCGCTCAAATTACCTAGGCCTCTCCAGTTCGTACTCTAGCGAGTTTATATACAGGAGTGTTTCCTTTATGAATAGCTTGCTCTCGGGGGAGGCATCTCTAGCGTCAGCTGCCCCCTTCGGGTGGTTCTCCAGCAGCTCCTGAACTCCGTTGTACTTCGGGGTCGCTATGCACCCCGTCAGATATAAAATCGTTAACAATGCTATCTTTTTTATCACGACGTTCCTTCGCTACTTTTTCTTGCTGCGCCTTGTTGAGAGCTTGCACGCCGTCCGCGATGCGCTCAGCTACTTTAACTAACTGAGGCAGGGCGCGGGCGGCGGCAAGGATTTCAGCTAACATCCCATCACTTGGCCGACTTCTTAGCGGCCTTCTTGGGTTTGGCTACTTCAGGTTGTTCAGCTAAAGCTGTAGTGGTCCCACCACCCTTGGCGTATGCCATTACCGCGTCAACGATTCCCTGACCACCGATATAGGAGGGTACGATGACAACAACTGCTGCTATAATCTTCTCAGCCATAGCTGGGTCTAAGCCAGCCCACTCGGTTGCGAAGACTGCGATTAAGCCGCCAATGGCGACCCATAGTTTCCTTGATGCTAAGCGAGACTTAGTGTTTTCGTTCATAGTTCATGTCTGTTTTTAGGGGGTTTTCTGTTTGTTTCTGTTTGTCCCAAAGACGCTAATCACCCTTAAGATAGGGGATTTTAGCTATAAAAATCGAGCTAATATCCGAGAGCCTTCCTCAAAATGTCATTCCGACTGGTGGCGGCATTACCCCTGTTCCCTCCATAATAGCTTGAGGAACCACCACCCATCAGTCTCCTAAGAATAGCCTCCCTTGAAGAGGTCGCACTTCTCCTGCGGCCACTTCCGCCGCTTCCTCGTTCCGCCTTACCACGGAAAGGCGTGACCCCTATGGTTTCACCGAAGCTGTTATACAGGTCTAATGCGGACCGTATCTCCTCCCTGTGCTCTTCTGGCACTGAGTTTATGATCTCTTCGTACTGCTCCTCGTTGGGAAGCCTAGTGAACACCCTCCTCATTGGGTGGTAATCGGAGTACATGCTCTTGATCTTCTTCTCCGCATCCTCCCTAGAGTCTAAAGGGTTCAGCTTCATGTATGCCTGAATGGCGGCATTTGTTTCTTGCATGAACCACTGCGAATCGTTGGAGATGGCCGCGTGCCTCATATTGGAGATGTGCGGCTTAATCTTATTTGGCTGGCTTACCAAGCCTGATGGCTTCTTAACCACCACGCCCTGATTAACCATAGGCCTGCCAACAACCCTCAGCCAGTTCTCCACGTTCAGCCTCTTAGTGGTTGTGGTTTCAGGGGTGCTAATACCAAACATCCGGGTAAGGATCTGAGATGTCTCCAAGTAGCCGCTACCGCCTAACGTCTGTATTAAAGGCCTGTATGTGTTGTTGTAGTCAAGGCCGTCTGATCCCTGCACGGCGAGCGTATGAGATGTCCTGACGAGGCCCTTGAGCATTGATAAAAAGAAAACCCTATTTTCAACATTGAACTCTCTCGCCGTGGATTTGTTAAACGTGGAGTTTACAAGGTCTCCGGCAATGCCGAACGTACCCGCCCTATTAGTCTGATCCAGAGCAGGGAGGAATACGCCGTTGTAAAGGCCGTGGTTCTCGTAGTCGAACTCAAGGATGTTGGGCCTCTTCCCTACGACCTCTTCCTCCCACTCCTTCCGCATGAAAGTAAAGGCAAGGCTGACCGGAAGAACCCCCATGTAGGGGAGTAGTGACCTAACCATAGCAGCCTTACTTATGTTCCCGAGCTCGTCCTTGGTCTTAAACTTTCGGGCCACATCTGCAAACTTCTCAACAGACCAACCAACCAGAGGGTTGGAGGCCCTACCGAGTGCGCTAGTGAACACCCATGACGGCCTCGTGAGGGGTGATGTTTCCTTCGTGACATCCTCCTGAGCCTTGATGGCAAGCAGCCTAAGCTCTGAGTCGGTAAATATCTGAGGCCTACTACCCGCAGCTTCCTCCAAAAGGATTCTCTCTGAGAGAGTCTCCAAAGACATTCCAGAATCATTGAGTGCTTCAACCATGTAGTTAAAGGCCTCCTCAGACATGCCCTTGAAGTTCTTGTGGCTAAACGTAAAGTTAGGGTTGCGAGCGGAGTCTGGATTGGAGCGCATGTAGTCCGCGCCCTCCTGAGCTAGTTTCGTCATGGTTGACCACATGTTCTTAGTATTAGTGGCAACCATCCATTGCCCGATCATAGTGAACGGAGCTAGTGGTTTAAATGTGGCGTAGCGCACCTGACTGGTCTGTGAGCCAGCCCCTCTGATGCCAGTCCCTATTATTTCCTGAAGAGCCCTTGCGGCTTTAGCGATATACCGCGTTGGACCGGGGTTAACGGGGTCCAAGCCGGGGACATCCCGTGCCCATGCAGCCTTGATCCTTGTGGTCAAGTCTCTCTGTGCATCTGGGTCCCCGACCATAACGCGGGTGTAATCAGCCTGCAGCCCCGCGTCCATATCAATCTGTGTGCCGAAGATCTGAAGGAGACTGCCAATCGGCTCCTTGAAGATGTTGAACCCTTTAAAGAACTGCTGGAAACCTTTGCGCGTAAAGCCGTAGTTGGTGAACGGCATTGCGAACAACGAGGACAGATCAATAAGACCAGTCTTTATGTTTTGAACAACTAAACCGGAGAACGTCCCTAAGACTTCATAGAATGTCCTGAAGTCGTATATCTTGGCGTCATTAGCTATGAGGGAGGTGATATTCTTATTAACCTTGTCAACCATCTCAAGGTTCTTGCGTGCGTTCTTTACAGCGTTGTATCCACCCGGACCATACTCCTTGTTGAGGATGTCCCTAATCTCGGACTCGCTTAATCCGCCCGATATGAGCTCCTGAAGCCTGTTGATCTGTTCTTTAAACGCTAGTTCAGAAGCCTCGATATCCCTCTTGAACCCTCTGAGACGCTCACCAAAAGCTGCGTTAGCGGCCAGTGCCCTGATAGTTATGTGGACGCTTTGCTCTTCATAGGTGGAGTACTCAAGCCACTCGCTCGGGTATCCGCTGGAGCTCCTAGCATCCATCATTGGCCTGCCTATCCCAGTACCGAAGTCACCCTTCGCGGACTCTGGGTTGTAGTGTTCGTCAGCACTACGGTTAAGGCCGCTAAACAGGTTGTCTAGCTTAGCCAAAACATCTTCCACATACGCAGCCCTAGACTCTTCATTGCTAGGATCACCCCCAGTCAGTTGGTAGAGGTTCTCAGCAAAAGCTATTATGTCTGTTTCGGACCCAGACATCTTGTAGGCTTCAGCAACATCATTGCTTTCGGCTACCAAGCTGTACTGCATATTGGCATTAGAATCCTCAGCAATCGCTCCGCCTGCGGACTTGAACTGAGTGAGGCCCGGTATATCCATAATAGGCCTCAGGAAGTTGGCCACTACAGTATCAGACTTGAACTTGCTGCTAATCTCAGCCTTGAGCTCCTCCATCTTGGCGGGATCGCCCAGTGCCTCAGTGTATCTTTGGGCGATGTTTTCAAACTTCTTGGTCCACCCATCCCTACGCATATTTATTACGGTGGCAAGAATCTTAGGGGATAGGCTCCTAGATACAGTAAACAGCTTGGCACCAACTGCCTTTCTGAAGTAGGTGCCATCCTTAACCTTAATACCCATCTCCTCCTGCTGCTGCATAATAGCTTCAGACATATCGCCCGTCGCTTGGAGCAGTCTCTTGAGAGCGGGGAACGCTTGAGGGTTTGACTGCAAGGTCTTGCTGACATCCCCGTGGCCCTTCCTTAGGTGTGCCTCCAGCTTGACGAAAGCAGCTTCAATAGCCTCCTCAACACTATCATTCTCCTCAAGGATTTGCTGATTGTTCTCGAAGAAAGATAGCGCGGTCTCGTACACATTAACCCTGAAGGACTCCTTATCCCTCATCTCCCCCTTAGGGTAGAATATACTAATAGCTTCATTCTCTGCGACTGCCCAGCTATCGGAGAGTGCCTCTAGGTTCCTGACCCTCTCGGAATCAGCGACGTATCGCGTAAGCCTTCTCACGAGGCTTTGCATTATAGGACTGCCAGTCGCTTCGATCTCATCCTTCAACGTGCCAATCAACTTTGAAACGAAGCCAGCTTGTCCGTCCAAGTAGTCACCAACGGTGACTTGGCTGGAGAGCTGGTCGTACACCCGCTTCATGTAGTTATAGCCAGCATCCTTAATCCTACCCTCGTGATTGAGCCAAGCATGTATTTTATACAGGTCTGCTTTCAGCTTGGCCCTGTACTTCTCTGGGTCTCTAAGATCTTCTTCGATTAAATCACTGGTCCTAGGGGCTGACGTAAAGACCACCGGGTCTGATTTGTACAGTGAGGATGAGCTCTGCTCTGGTGAGGAGGGGACCCTGTACTCCGCTCCTTCTACCGCAACAAATAGCGTGTCTATGCGCTGCTGATCCCCGCCTTCCTCGTCCCCAACAAGAGCCTCAACTCTCCACTCAACGCCCAAGGTCTCCTCCATTAAGGACAGTCTGTCAGAGAGGTTTGGTCCGATTGAGTCCCTTACCTCAATTCTATCAAGAGCTGTTTGCAGCTTTTTGTTGGATGCGGTGTGTTTGTTTCTGGCAGTCTGGACGTTATTGAGCAGGTGGCCAGCAGTCTTGGCAGACTTAGTAAGCCTACTTAGCATAGCCCTAGCCCTTTCCATAGCCTTAGAATCCGGCTTAACGGCTTCAGCAAGTATGTCGTTAACTATTCCCCTCTCTGAGGCGAGCGAGGAATCTGACGCAAGGGCAGCGTAATCAAATAGATACCTGTTCGACCTACCGAGCTCCACCATGATCCTCGCTGCTTCTTCTTGCTTCTGAAAGCTGTCAGGGAAGATTGATTGGATGCTTGAAGCGATGGCTCTGTCGCCAAGCATGGCCGTTACGAGATCATCAGGGGATACAGAGCTGTCACTGAAGTCAATGCCTAGAGCCTCCATCCTCTTACCGACTGCCTGAAGTATCTCGCCCGTCCTTCCCATTGGCTTAACCCTCTTGCCACTGGCGTCCTTGTAAGCCTTAGGTGCAAGCTCGTCTCTTACGCTTCTTTGTATGTCGGTAAGCTCGACCCCATCATTCCTTGCCTTTCTTAGGTTATTCCTTATCTCCTTCTCAACTGCTTTAGTGAGAGTGGTGATCTCGTCGTACCTAATCCTCAAACTCTCAAAATCTTCCGCATCCTCTCGGGCCTTCTCCCTTAGTTCTGTAGCCTCCAGCAAGGCTTTGCTGGCCTTCCTGTTCAGCCTATCCTCGATTTTCTTAAGGTATCTGTAGGCATCAGACCTGACCGTCTCCTTCTCAGTTACGTCATCAACACTGTAATCTGGGTCAACTGCCGCCATCCCGTTTGCGACAAGAGCAGCATTAAGGTTCTCAATAACGCTCTCGGGGGTCGTTGATACGCCAAGGTTTCTCTTAACAAAGTCCTCATAGCTTAACTCCTCTATGTTTAGGCCGAGCTTATTGTACTCCTCGTATAGCCCCCTAAAGGTATCCTTAACAAGGTTCTGAGCCGCTACATTCCTCTGGGCACTTTTAGTGCTGCTGACATCAATGTCGGTGGAGATATCTGGGGTGGGGTCCATCAGGTTGGTTTGCCTGTAGTACATTCGCCCATCACCCTTACGCCCATCTAAGGCCATCCCACCAATACCCCTTCTTCCGCTCATTCTCTTTAGCTTCGTTGACCCAGTGATAATGATATCAAGCACAGTGCCTAGGTCGGTATCAGTAATTCCGTCTACTTTAAGCCCGCTATTACCTAGACCAAGTTTATCAAGTATCTTGAGGGCTAAGTTCCTAAGGGAGGAAACAACCTGCCCCCAGAGCCCCTCCATCGCTTTGTTTTCTTCAGTGTTGAACTCAATGCCAGCGGCTTTAATTGCGGAGGTGCCACCCCTGCTAAGGCCTGAAAGGGTAGTTTGAATCTGAGAGTTTGAGACAGCCTCGGAGATGAACTCGTGCAGGTCAGTGAAAGCGTATGGGATTTTATTAGCAGCGTAAAGATCGTTAACCTGCTTTTGGTCTGACCAGTCAACATCTAAGCTAAACTTAGCAGCCCAAAGCTCCCTGTAGGTTTGGAATATTTTGTCCAGCTGGGCCACCTCCTCCATGAAGGGGGTCTTACTGTCAGTCCTGCTATCTAGGTAATTATCTATTTCAGTGCTAAAAAGAACATGGAAGGCTTCATGGACTACAGTCTGCCGAAGCTCTCCGATACTCTTGTGGTTCTCTAAGAAGATATCCATGCGACCGAAGCCGGAGTTCCAACCACCTAAGGTTCCGCTATCTTCCCGGTCGCTTTTCCGCCTGTTTGTGCGCCTTCGCAACCTCAATGTAGCTACATTTATTGGCCTTTCGGTCATGGGG